AACTTTTTTTTGCTAGTATATAGTGCGCCACTCAAAACGTGATTGCATAGGGCGGGGTGCCATATCTGGAAAGCTTGAAAGTAGGGGATATGGTAAGTGCATCCATTCTGCGTTTTGTGATCACAATTCAGATTGCCCTAGAAAATACACCTTTTTAGTGAATTACCGCTTATCAATCCATACAAGAATGCAATGTTTTCAATAGGTTAACCCCTAGGAAAGCACTCAAAACAGCAACGGTGAGGATCATCATGGCTTTAAGGGGCGGGCGAGGGCCACCGGGGGTGCATGGGTAGTACGTATATGTATAAATACACGCACGAGCTTTTTGAGTTAGACAACTCTAGGGTGTATACATGTGTATATACAGCATACATGTCAGATCTCTAATGTATACCATATGAAAGTAAGACCGAATCGGACCTATCTAGTACAGTAGGGCTAGGGGGTATACGGACCACGGAATGTTTTTGCATTATTGCCCTGGCTCTCTAGCAGAAAACTGGGTAGTAGAGCTATAGTGTGTCTATAGTAACACATTCCTAAACTATTTAGGGGTAGTACATCATTTTATGGATTGACACGTAATGTGAAATCTTTATAACTGTTAAGAGAGAGAGAGTTAAACACTTATAGTTAAACATATAAAAAGAGTAATACATAAAGAAGAGTATAACTAAAGAAGAGTAGTACAAATATGATAGTATTACTTCTGATAAGTTAAACATATTCAGAATGTGTAACATTTAGATCATTGGACATAGGAAGAGTGTAACTCTCTAGAGTATTACTCTAAGAGTACAAACTATTTACTTGTAATACATATATATCCGTGTTACTGTTCTTAGAGTTTAACTCTGTATAAGCAATAATCATAGTAAGAGTTATACTTTACTGGTACGTGTCACACTCAATAGTGTTACTCTCCTCCCTGTCTCCCTAACAATATTTGTATTGCGACACGTACCACTTATTTTCATATAAGTGTTGACACCTATGACTAAAGACATACAACTATACGCATCTGATGACGTATTAGAAGAGTTTTACTCTGCATTAGCAGACGGTAACACACCTAAACTCAGACGTATTCATATCCCTAGAAGTGACGTATTCTATGTGAGGGCTGCTATAGAGGCAGACACTGGAGTGAAATACTCCTTGGATCACGTAGAGAGAGCTATGTACTTAGAGGGTCACTTATCTCGCAGAGATGTGTTAGACCCAGACAGGAAGAGACCCTATGCCGACACCCCCCAAGAAGAAGACTAATCGTAACTACACCATGAGTGGTGAAGGTAAGTATGACAAGTCGCCTAAACGCATGGCTGATAACCGCTCTCGTAAGAAGGCACGTTATGCTATGGAGAAGGGTGGCCTAGTCTCTAAGGGTGACGGCAAGGATGTTGATCACAAGGATGGCAACCCACGTAACAATGCTAAGTCTAACCTCCGTGTACAGACACCAGCTAAGAACAGAAGTATCCCACGTAACAGCAAAGCAGGGAAGAAGTGATATGCCTGTAGAGTATCGTGGAGAGAAGTTTTCTGGCTACAACAAGCCTAAGCGCACATCAAGTCACCCTACTAAGTCACACGCAGTATTAGCTAAAGAAGGTGATACTGTTAAGATGATACGCTTTGGGGAGCAGGGTGCATCTACAGCAGGTAAACCCAAAGCTGGTGAGTCGGACCAAATGAAGAAGAAGAGAGCATCATTCAAAGCTAGACATGCTAAGAATATTGCTAAAGGTAAAATGAGTGCAGCTTACTGGGCTGACAAGGAAAAGTGGTAGATATATTACAGATGAAGTTTTATCATAAGTATAAAGTAGAACTAGAAGCTAAGGGTTATGTCGTAGATGAGCATGGTTATGTGTGGGATCACATGGGTAACCAGTCTGCAGGTGAAGACAACTATGGTAACGTACAGAGTAAAGACCCTAACGTCACTGAGATCTGTCGTGTAGCAGAGTTAGAACAGTCAAAGCCTAAGCCTAAGAAGGTTAAAGCTAAGAAAGCTGCAGAGGAAGAGTAATGGCATTAGTATCGCAGGGCAGGAATGCTCGTAAAAGATCTATATGGGGTCACAACACTACAGCAAGTGTAGAGACTGTCTATACCTGCCCTGCGAACTGTGTTGCAGAGTTGAACTATCTGCACATTCACAACAGTATGGGCAACACTGGTATCACTATTCAGTGGTATATTGCTGCCGATAACTACACTTCACACTATCTAGAGGGTAAAAACCTAGGTGTAGGTGAGACACTAACATTCCCAGATATTCAGCTTGTACTACAGGCTGGTGACAAGATTCAGGTAATGCCCTCTGTAGCGGCACATGTTGATACTATCCTGACTGTAACTGAGACCTTTGTTCCTGTAGGGTAACGGGTATGCAGTATTAGTAAGTACAAAACACAAGAGGCTTAGATATAACTACGTGTATAATAGGGTTGCGCTGTGCAGTCCTTACATACAAAGGTTATATAACTATGCTACAGAAACTCAAAGCAGCTATCATGCACTTTCATCGTGCTATCGTAAAGTCTCAACAACGCCGTGCTGACTTCTTCATCTTGACTCACATGACAGATGCAGAACTGAGAGACATTGGTGTAGCTCGTGGTGAGATTAAAGAACGCTACTACGCTAAGGATTAAGGTGCTTGCTATTAAGGTTGTACTGAGTATAACTATATGCAAGCCTAATTAAAGAGGACAACTTAATGGCAAGAAATCTAACAGAGAATCAGCAAAAGTTTCTAGAAGTACTCTTCGATGAAGCTGGTGGTGACGTTGTTCTTGCCAAGAAGTTGGCAGGTTATAGTGAAAACACACCTACACGCTTGATTGTAGAAGCACTTAAAGATGAGATCAATGACGCAACACGCACCTACTTCTCTCGTACTGCACCAAAAGCTGCTATGGCTATGGTTAACGCTTTGTATGACCCTACAGAGCTTGGCATAAAAGAAAAGATGGCTGCAGCTAAAGACTTGCTAGATCGTGCAGGACTTGGTAAAGTAGACAGAGTAGATGTTTCCTCTTCTGGTGGTGGTATCTTCTATCTCCCACCTAAAGAAGGTAATAACGAGTAACAGTGTCTTTTGATTATGATAGAGATCTAGGCTTCTGGGAGTTACCTAAGCCTAACAAGGGTAGAGAACGGGAGTGGCACGTTATAGCTAGAGTAAGTTCTAGGATTGTACCTTTCGGCTATGAGGTACATCCAGAGAATGAAAAGCTCCTAGTTCCTATCCCTGACCAGCTTGAAGCGTTAGAGCTTGCAAAGCGTCACTTAAAGCAGTACTCTTTTAGAGATGTATCTCGCTGGCTTTCTAAACAGACAGGCCGTTACATATCACATATGGGCCTAAAGAAGAGAGTTGAAATTGAGCGAAGACGTAAAAAAACTGCTGCAATTAAACGCAAGCTTGCCAAGCGCCTCGAAGAAACGCTACACGAGATCAAAAAACTCGAAGAGCAAAACATCGGAGCCTACTCCATCACAGGAGGGGAAGACACCTAAGCAGGTTGAAACCGTTTACGCTGAAGTTAAATCTGCAGAGTATAACATCGAAGATGCACAGGACGTTGTATTCAAGCCTAACGCAGGGCCACAGACAGCCTTTCTAAGCTCCTCTGAGCGTGAAGTACTCTACGGGGGTGCTGCGGGTGGCGGAAAGTCTTATGCGATGCTTGCAGACCCCTTACACGGCCTCAATGACCCTAACTTCTCTGGTCTGCTAGTACGACATACTACGGAAGAACTACGAGAGCTTATCCAGAAGAGCCAAGAACTATATCCTAAAGCTATTCCTGGCATTAAGTGGTCAGAGCGTAAGTCACAATGGACTTCACCTCGTGGTGGTAGACTCTGGATGTCTTACTTGGATAAAGACTTGGATGTTAACCGCTACCAAGGTCAGGCGTTTAACTGGATTGGCTTTGACGAACTTACTCAGTGGGGTACGCCTTACGCTTGGGACTATATGCGTTCACGACTACGTAGTGCCAGCAAGGAGTTAGGTTTGTACATGAGAGGTACTACTAACCCTGGTGGCGCTGGGCATAGTTGGGTTAAGAAGATGTTTATTGACCCTGGTCCTGCTAATAAATCTTTCTGGGCTACAGACATTGAGTCTGGTGAGACTATTAGGTTCCCTGTAGGTCACAGTAAAGAGGGTCAGCCACTATTTAAGCGCAGATTTATCCCTGCAATGCTATTTGATAACCCCTACCTAGCAGACTCTGGCGACTATGAAGCCATGCTTCTGTCTCTACCTGCACACCAGCGTAAGCAGCTTCTAGAGGGTAACTGGGATATTAACGAGGGTGCAGCGTTTCCTGAGTTTGACAGGAACAAGCATGTAGTAGAAGCTTTTGACATTCCAGAGTCTTGGCCTCGGTTTAGAGCCTGTGACTACGGATACGGTTCTTACACTGGTGTTCTGTGGTTTGCTGTATCACCTTCTGAGCAGCTTGTTGTGTATAGAGAGTTGTATTGTTCTAAAGTTACCGCTTCTGATCTAGCAGATATGATCTTAGACTTAGAAGCACATGACGGTAAGATGCTATATGGCGTACTCGACTCTTCTCTCTGGCATAACAGGGGTGATACTGGACCTAGCCTTGCAGAGCAGATGAACATGAAGGGCTGTAGATGGAGGCCTTCTGATAGATCTAGAGGTTCTCGTATCTCAGGTAAGAACGAAATACACAGACGTTTACAAGTAGATGAGTACACAGAAGCCCCACGTCTCGTATTCACTAGCAATTGTACGCATACTATAGCTCAAATCCCATCTATACCTCTAGATAAGCGTAATCCAGAGGATGTAGATACAAACTCAGAAGACCACCTCTATGATGCCTTGCGCTATGGTATTATGACTAGACCACGCAGCAAAAGCATATGGGATTACGATCCTGCAACACAACGCACTGGTTTTCAGGCTAGTGACACAACATTTGGATACTAAGTATGGCAGAAAATGATGAAATGATGTTCGAGACGGACGATGTTGTTGCAGCAGAGGACGGTAAGGACACTCTATTTACAGCAAGTAGTGTAGTTTCATACGTTACTGACAGGTTCACTAGAGCAGAAGACGCTCGTCTAGGCGATGAAGAGCGTTGGCTTAGAGCTTATCGCAACTATCGTGGCTTGTATGGTCCAGATGTTAAGTTCACTGACACTGAGAAGTCTCGTGTGTTTGTAAAGGTAACTAAAACTA